CGGTTTCAAATATCATGGCAAGTGTAAACACATTGAGCAGGTAAAAAATGAATCTAAATAGTTTTTTCGAGAGTCTGGCGAACAATGCCTCCCGCAACTTCAAAATTGAGCAACTAACTAAGCACAGCAATAACGAAGTGTTGCGTGAAGTTGTTCGCTTGGCTCTCGATCCCCTCACTCAATTTTACATTCGTAAGATTCCTGAGTATACATTTGTCGGAGAAGATTCAGAACACCAAACTTGTTTGGAAGCTGCACTGGAAAATCTTTATTATCTCTCATCCAGAGAAGTTACAGGTAATGCTGCTATTGCTCACTTACGTGCAATTCTTTCTGGACTGCCAGAAGACGATGCCAAAGTCATCGAGCGTATCATTCAGAAAGATCTGAAGTGTGGCGTATCAGTTGCCACCGCCAATGATGTTTGGATGGGTTTGGTTAAAGAATATCCAATCATGCTGTGTAGTCAGTTTGAGCAGAAACTGGTAGACAAAGTAAAATTCCCAGCACTTGTCCAAACCAAAATGGATGGTATGAGATTCAACGCAATCGTCCGTGGTGGTAAAGTAGAATATCGTTCACGCAATGGTAAAGAAATACAATTACTAGGAAACTTAGATGCCGACTTTATTCGAATGGCAGGTGATGTTGATTGTGTTTTTGACGGTGAGTTACTTGTTGTTTCTGATAGTGGTTTGCTGGATCGACAGACTGGTAATGGAATTCTTAACAAAGCCAACAAAGGAACAATTTCTGAAAAGGAAGCATCAATGGTTCGTGCTACTGTTTGGGATATTATTCCTTATATCAATTTTGTTGATACATATTGTATGACTCCATATGGAACTCGTTGGAGTTCATTGTGTTCTTTAGTGGATAAACATAAACCCACTAAAGTATCTCTGGTCGATTCTTGGAAAGTCGACAACTACGAAGAAGCAAAAACTCTATTTGAGAAGTTGCTTGCTGATGGTCAGGAAGGTATTATTCTAAAAGACCAAAATGGTATTTGGGAAGACAAACGTGCCAAACACCAGATTAAATTCAAAGGTGAGATGGAGTGCGATCTTAAGATTGTAGCTGTTGAGGCTGGCACTGGTAAGTACGAAGGTATGCTCGGTGCTATTGTTTGCGAATCTTCCGATGGCATTATCAAAGTTAATGTTGGGAGCGGATTCAATGACACGCATCGTAAGACGCTTAAAGAGAAGGATCTCTTGGGCAAAATTGTGGCTATTAAATACAACGCTAGGATTAAAAATAAAGCTGGTGAGGAGAGTTTGTTCCTCCCCATCTTTGTCGAAGTACGAGAAGACAAGGATATCGCAGATAATTCTAAGGAGATAAAATGATTCTTGAAACACTTGTTAGAGCAAAACGCTATTTTGATGTTAATAATGAACGTGACATTGAGACAGCAAGGCAGTTCTTTTTAACTTATAGTTGGAGACATGAGGGTAGTTGTCCATTTACTTTGGAATACCCACACCTGACTATTCCAGATATGATTAAACATAAATTGATTCATAAATTTTTGGGAATCGAAGAACGCTCACGTGATGCGGAGTTGTTGAAGTGAAAGTTGTAATCAATGCATGTCATGGTGGATTTGGTTTGAGCGAAGTGGCACTGACTGAATTTAAAAACCGTAAGGGTATTACTGATCCTGATTTTTGGGAACTCGATATTACTCGTGATGATCCTATCCTTGTTCAACTAATTGAAGAGATGGGTGAAGATGTAAACAACCGATATTCTAAGTTGAAAGTAGTTGATATACCTGATGATGTTGAATGGACTGTTATGGAATACGATGGACTTGAATGGGTAGCAGAAGTCCATCGCACTTGGAGTTAATCATGGATACAATTATGCAAGAAATACGTTTGAGTCGAGCATTCGCTTGTGCATTTGAAGAATTCTATACTAAGAATCCAGATAAGATTCCGTTCGATCTTCTAGCAGAATATATCAAACTAAAAAAACATTATGAATATTGTATGAGTAGGGAATTGTCATGACCAATAATGAATTAAAAAATCTATCTCATGAGATTGATGATGAACTTGTTAGATTGTTAGATGATTATGAAATTAATCCACTTTCTTTTTGTGCAATAGTTCTTGCTAGAACATTATTGTTAGTGAAAAGATTTGGGGCAGAAGAAGATTTTAAAAAGTTAGTTACTACGGTAATAAAGGAAAACAATGAGATTAGTCGTATGCAGTGACATTCACCTAGAATTTGGTCCAATTGAGTTGACCAATGAACTTGGTGCGGATGTCCTAATACTATCAGGTGATATCTGTGTCGCAAAGAAATTTGGACCAGCCTATGACGCATTCTTCCAAGGATGTTCTAAGAATTTCCCGCATGTGGTTTACGTCATGGGAAATCATGAACACTATAATGGTGACTATGCTGAATCTGCAAAGATCCTACGTACTACATTGGAGCGATATGAGAACATTCACTTTCTTGAGAAAGAAGTGTGGACTCATAATGATGTTACCTTTATTGGTGGTACACTATGGACTGACTTCAACAATCAAGATGAGTTTACCATGCGCCATGTTGAACGACGTATGAATGACTTTCAATGTGTAAAAAATTCCAATCGGGTTGTTCATTACAAATCACCTGAGTATAAGAAGAATGCCGATGGTTCTCTTTTCTTTGATGAGAAAAGTCAATTAGTTAAGATTGCAGAAACACGTCATACTCGTGAAGCACATTTCTGTCCACAGGATGCTTACGATGATCATAAGGAAATGCTTGGTTTTATTCAGAGCGTAGTTGAGGGTAAGTTCGATCAGAAGTTTGTTGTGGTTGGACACCATGCACCCTCAAGGCAATCTACTCATCCTCGTTATAAGCATGATGTACTAATGAATGGTGCATACTCATCAGAACTTGATTTGTATATTCTTGATCATCCGCAAATCAAGCTGTGGACTCATGGACATACTCATGAAGATTTTGATTATATGATTGGCTCGACTCGTATTGTATGTAATCCACGAGGTTATATTGATTATGAGTCTCGTGCAGATCGTTTTGAATTGAAATTAGTAGAGGTATAAAATGAAAGAAGAACTTGACGCAAAACTTGTAGCAAAGTATCCTCTGATCTTTAAGAATCGCTATGGCGATATGCGAGAGACTGCCATGTGTTGGGGTTTCTCTTGCGGAGATGGGTGGTATAATATTATTGACACTCTTTGTGGTTTGATGTATAGTAAATATCATCAAGCAAAAGAACGATATGAGAATAGAGTGCAATGGAAAGCTGACGGTGGAAGCTATCCCTGGAAAGGTGGTAAACCTATCACTGATGAAGAGATTGCTGAAGCAAAATCAGAGATGGATGAACAAGAACAACTTGTTCCAGTTGCTGCTCAAGTGAAAGAGAAGTTTGGTGGTCTACGTTTCTACATCGATGGTGGAACCGATGAGCATTACAACTACATTCGTTTTGCTGAGAGTATGAGTTATAAGACATGTGAAGTATGTGGTGCTCCTGGGACTTACTATCCATTTGGTTGGCATCATGTGGCATGCGATGAGCATGCAAGTGAAGATGATAAACAAAACCTAGCAGATAGTTTAGCCGAGGAAAATGAGGATGACCATGTATAACCCAGATAAATGGGTAATGATCAAGTTTACATACGAAGGTAAACCTGTATACAAAATCTTGGCTAGTTGGTATGGTGGATTTGCTCGTGGTGATTATTGGAAGTTGAATAGCGGTGTTACCAAGATCGAGGAAGATGGTCAGCTGTATCGTTTCCATGGTTCCAGTGGTAGTATTTACCAATGTCATAAAGCCACATATGGTATGAGTGCCTACACGATGGGTGTTCTGGAGAATTTTAAGAAACAGATTAATGATGCTGGATTAACACCACTTGAATTGATGGACAAAGAAACTAACTTTATGGAGTTAAATTATGAGTGAACAAAAATACATAGCGACAGTTGAAGAAGACGCTTGGGGAGAACTAGTTTTAGTATTCCCTGATGGTTGTTTACCTGAAGAGTGGGTTGAAGGAACTACAGTTGAGTGGGTTGATCAGAAAGATGGAACTTGGCTTTTAAGGAAGAAAGAAATGGAAAGTAAATATGTAATGGTTGAGTGTATCTCTACATTTCGTCAGCGATATGTGGTTGAAGTTCCTGCAGACGCTAAATGTGGTCCAATTGAATATGCAGAAGACACTGTGACAATGGAAGAATATAAAGAATTTTCTCAGAAACATATCGGTGAAACTATTGTTAGTTCACGTGAGGTTACTCGTGAAGAGATTCTAAAGATCTGCGATATCGATAATGACTATTGTAAATCTTGGAGTGATGATAAAAAGATGGAAGTATTTGTTACTCCTCCTGACTATGTAAATGAGAACAAGTAATGTTTATTTTCGATGTGGAAACATTGGGAGTTGAGTCAAATGCTATCGTTCTATCTGCAGCATTGATTCATTTTGACCCAGAGAAAAGACCTACATATCAAGATCTACTTGACGATGCATGTTTTGTTAAGTTTAATGCAAAAGAACAAGCACAGATGGGACGCACTGTCTCTAAATCTACCCTTGACTGGTGGAAAGAACAGCATGAATACATTCGTCAAATTTCATTTGACTCATCTATTGGGGACATGACTGCAGAAAATGCAATCAAAACTCTGCAAGATTACATGGCAAAGTTCCCGAATGCAGACAAACAGACAATGTGGGCAAGAGGTTCGCTGGACCAACTTGTGATAGATTCATTGTGTGTTAAACTTGGCTTGCAAGAAATTACAGGGTATAATATGTGGAGAGATGTGAGAACAGCAGTTGATATTTTATATGGTTCTACAAATGGATATGTAGAAGTAGACCATCCTCTCTTCAAACGACATGAGGTGATTAAACATCACCCTGTTCACGATTGTGCACTAGACGCAATGCAACTAATGTATGGAAAAACGAATCAGTAATGGAATTTTATACAACAGCCCAACCATGGGGTGATAAGATCCTCGTTCGAGGATATCAAAACGGTAAACCATATATGCGTAAGGTAGATTTCTACCCTACGCTTTTTGTCACTTCTAAGTCTCCATCCAAATACAAAACTCTTGATGGGTTGTATGTTGATGAGATGAAACCTGGAACTATCAAAGAAACAAAAGAGTTCGTAAAGAAATACGAAGACGTTGCTGGCTTTGGTGTATACGGTCAGACTAATTATGGTTATCAATATATCAGTGACACTTATCAGGACGATATCAACTGGGATATCGAACAGATTAAAACCTACACCATCGACATTGAGACTGCCACTGAGTCTGGTTTCCCAGACATCCGAAGCGCATCCGAAGAGATTCTTCTAATCACTGTCAAAGATCTGCAGAAGAAAACAGTAAAGACTTTTGGTTATTCGCCAACTGGAATTCTTTACAACAACTATCGTGATGATGTAACTTATCAGGCATACACCACCGAGATGGCTATGCTTAAAGATTTCATCATTTGGTGGCAACAAAATTATCCAGACATTATCACTGGTTGGAACACCGACTTCTTTGACGTACCATATCTAATCAATCGTATCAATCGTGAGTTAGGTGAGTCGTTTGCCAAGAAGATGAGTCCTTGGGGTATTATCAGTCAGCGTAATACATTCATCAAGGGTAACGAAGAACAACACTACGATATTTCTGGTATCAGTCAGTTAGACTATCTGGAACTTTACAAGAAGTATACATACTCTAAACAAGAATCGTATCGGTTGGATTACATCGCTGAGCAAGAACTTGGTGACAAGAAGAAAGAGAATCCAGGAGATACATTCAAAGAATTCTATACCAAACACTGGCAGAAATTTGTAGAGTATAACATTCATGACGTGGAGTTGGTTGATAAACTGGAAGACAAGATGCGATTGATTGAACTGCATCTGACCATGGCGTATCAAGCAAAGATTAATCCGCAAGATGTTTACTCACAGGTTCGTATGTGGGACTCTATCATTTACAATCATCTGCGTAAGAAGAACATTGTCATCCCAATCACAGTTAAGAATGGTGGTAAAGATGCACAGTTCGAAGGTGCATATGTTAAAGACCCTCTGATTGGACAGCATAAGTGGATGGCATCCTTTGACTTGAACAGTCTGTATCCCCACTTGATTATGCAATACAACATCAGTCCAGAAACACTGACTGATGAGAAGATTTCTGTCACCGTTGATAAGTTACTGGCGCAGGAAGTTGATACTTCTTACTGTAAACGTAGAGATCTTGCGTTGACCGCCAATGGTTGGTGTTATCGTCGTGACATCAAAGGGTTTATGCCTGAGTTGATGGAACAGATGTATGCCAATCGTTCCAAGTTTAAGAAACAGATGTTGAAGATTGAACAAGAGTATCAAAACGATAAAACTAAAGTGCATCTATTAAAAGACATCTCACGTCTTAACAACCTGCAGATGGCTATGAAGATTGCGCTGAACTCAGCTTATGGTGCGATGGGTAATCAATACTTCCGCTATTTCGATATACGTATGGCTGAGGGTATTACCACTTCTGGTCAGTTATCCATTCGTTGGATGGCGAACAAGTTAAACGCAATGCTCAACAAAACTCTCAAGACTGCTGGGCAGGATTATGTCGTTGCTATTGATACAGATTCGATCTATCTAACTCTAGAAAATTTAGTCGAGAAGGTTGCTGTTGATAAAGATACTGCAGGTAAGATCAAATATATGGATCGTATCTGTGAAGAAGTTATTCAACCATTCATTGATCAAGGATATCAAGAGTTGGCTGAATATATGAATGCGTATTCTCAGAAGATGCAAATGAAGCGAGAGGTTCTTGCTGATAAAGCTATCTGGACTGCGAAGAAACGATATGTTATTAATGTTCATAACTCGGAAGGAGTTCAATTTGCGAAGCCTAAAGTTAAGGTTATGGGTTTGGAAATGGTCAAGTCCAGTACACCTGCGGTTATTCGTGACAAGCTGCATGATTCGTTGGAAGTCATTTTGCATGGGACTGAAAAAGATTTACATAAGTATGTGATGAACTTCAAACATGAGTTTGATAAGATGCCTGTAGAAGATATTGCATTCCCTCGTTCTTGTAATGGGATTAAACAATATGCTGGCTCTCCAATTTATACAAAAGGGACGCCGATTCAAGTCCGTGGTGCCTTGTTATTCAACCATCACTGTAAGAGGATGGGTATAAGTAACAAATATCAGCAAATTAGAGATGGCGACAAAATCAAATTTGTATATCTAAGAACTCCAAACCCAATTCAAGAGGATGTTATCGCTTTTACAACCCAACTACCAAAAGAACTTGGGTTACATTCATACATAGATTATGATAAGATGTTTGAAAAAGTATTTACAGATGCTCTTCAAATTGTTATTGAGTCTTTAAACTGGAAAACTCAAGAAGAAACATCATTGGAGGATTTCTTTGGATAACATTAGAATCATTAAGACAGGAATCAATGTCTCAAAGATACTAAAACAACTGCAACAATATCCAGAAGATTGGGGTGCTCAACAACAACTTGATTCCGCAGATTCAATGTTAAATTATGGATTCCCTGAGGTACAGGCAGGTGTTTTGCAATTAGTTATGGGTGGTGTAGAAAATCTAGATCAATATGTAGGAGACACTGAGATATGTATTCCTACTCCAGCATATCACAGACACACAGAAATTATTTCATTTCTTAAACGCAACTTCAAAAAGTTTAAACGATGCGGATTTCTTTCATTACCAGTTGGTGGCCAAGTGGGTAGACACATCGATATTGGAAGTTATTACCAAACAAAAGACAGATACCATTTATCCATTCAAGGTAGATATAGATATTATGTTGGAGAAGAATTTGTAGATGTAGAACCTGGCACATTGCTTTGGTTTAATAATAAACTGGAACACGGGACTGATAATATTGGAGACATTGTAAGAGTAACATTCGTATTCGATGTGCCACATCACAAAAATAATCCTTAGTTGTCTTGCAATAAAATATGATGTATAATACTATATTAGGAGATAAAAATGCGTGTATTAAAATTTTATGCTGACTGGTGTGGACCATGTAAAGCATTATCAAAAGTTATTAGCGATGCTGGTGACTCTATTAAAGTGCCAATTGAAGAAATTGATATCGATAAGTTATCTAAAGTTGCTATTGAGTTTGGTGTTCGTTCTGTACCAACAATGATTCTTCTTGATGAAAATAATAATGAGTTAAAAAGAAAAGTTGGCGCTATGGGTGAAAAAGAACTCTTTCAATTTTTAAAGGTGTGATATGGGTATACTTGACAAGATTAAAAATAATTCTACGATTAAAGATTCGGCTATCTTAGCCAATTCAAAATTCTTTACGAAGAAGGATATGATTCCTACTTCAATCCCAATTATCAATGTGGCTCTGTCTGGTCGTTTTGATGGTGGATTAACTCCAGGATTGACAATGTGGGCTGGTCCATCGAAACACTTCAAGACTGCTTTCAGTCTGTTAATGGCAAAATCATATCTGGACAAATATGAAGATGCAGCATTACTGTTTTACGATTCTGAGTTCGGCACTCCGCAGTCTTATTTTGATACTTTTGGTATTGATGCAGACAGGGTTCTCCACACTCCTGTTACAGATATTGAACAACTTAAATTCGATATCATGCAGCAGTTGCAAAATATCGAGCGAAATGATCACCTGATCATTGTTATCGACTCAATCGGAAATCTTGCTTCGAAGAAAGAAGTAGAAGATGCGTTGGACCAGAAGTCTGTTGCAGATATGAGTCGAGCCAAGCAGATGAAGTCACTGTTCCGTATGGTAACACCCCACTTAACCCTAAAAGACATTCCTATGGTTGTAGTGAATCATACATATAAAGAGATTGGAATGTTCCCCAAAGATATCGTTGGTGGTGGCACTGGTTCTTACTACTCTGCAGATAACATTTTTATTCTTGGAAGGCAACAAGAGAAAGATGGGACTGAAGTCACTGGCTACAACTTTATCATTAATGTAGAGAAAAGTCGATATGTCAAAGAAAAATCTAAAATACCTGTTAGCGTATCTTTTGATGGCGGCATCAGCAAGTGGTCTGGTCTATTGGATCTCGCTCTCGAGAGTGGGCATGTAATCAAACCAAAAGTTGGTTGGTATCAAAAAGCAGGTGAAGATAAAAATTACCGTGAACGGGATACTGACACGAAAGATTTTTGGATGCCAATTTTGATGGATAAATCATTTCATGATTTTGTTAGAAATAAATACTCAATTGGTGTTGGAGAAATGATCAGTTCTGATGATTTAGACGAAACACTTAACAATTTACAATTTGAAGAGGAATAAAATGACACAAAGACCAGAACTGCCAGTTCAAACTCTTGAGAACAAATACAACGGTGTTCAAGCATTACGTTTGACAAGTGGTCCATTTGAGGGTATAATTTATACCTACGGTAAAGTTAGTTTTGATGAGAATGAGGTTCAAGACAACATTAAGTTTCATTTTGAATATGATATTTGGGATAATGCAGGTAAAGAATTTACAGACCCAGCACCATTTGAAAAATATATTGGTGACATCTTAGTTGAAATGATACATCGTGGACTTGAAGATAACAATATAACATATACTGGTGGTGTTGATGCGAATAGAACAGAAGATCCTGAGCAATCTAGTTCATGATGAACAATATTGCAGAAAGATTATTCCATTTATTAAGAAAGATTACTTTTCAGATCGTAAAGAAGCCATTCTTGCATCAGAAATCGTAAAGTTCTTTAATCAATATAATAAACCCGCAACAAAAGAAGTATTAGCCATTGAGGTGTCAAATCGTAGAGATTTGACAGATAAAGAGATGGCTGAAATAAATGAATTTATTCGTAACTTGGATCACGAACCAGTAAACGAAGACTGGATGCTACAAGCAACAGAAAAGTTCTGTAAGGATAAAGCAGTCTATAATGCGATCTTAAAATCTATTTCTATTATTGATGGGCGTGATAAAACTCTAACACAAGATGCTTTACCTTCCATCCTTTCTGATGCACTCGCTGTTTCTTTTGACAACCATATTGGTCACGATTATCTTGACGATCACTCTTCAAGATTTGATTTCTATCATCGTGTAGAGGAGAAGATTTCCTTTGACTTGGAAATGTTTAACAAGATTACCAAAGGTGGGTTGTCAAAGAAAACTCTAAACATCGCATTGGCTGGAACAGGTGTTGGTAAGTCTTTGTTCATGTGTCACGTTGGTGCGTCTGTTTTGGTTCAGGGTAAAAATGTTTTATACATAACAATGGAGATGGCAGAAGAAAGAATCGCTGAACGTATTGATGCGAACCTCTTGAATCTGACCATGGACGAATTGAAAGTTATTGATAAGGATATCTTTGATAATCGTATTGATAAGATTGCTAAGAAAACACAAGGTAAACTAATCATCAAAGAATATCCAACTGCATCTGCTCATGCAGGACATTTCCGTGCCTTGCTTGAAGAACTGAAGTTGAAGAGAGAATTTAAACCTGATATTATTTTTATTGATTATTTAAATATCTGTTCTAGTCAACGTATGAAACAGGGT